TTAACCCACTGTTTTAGTGTGGTTTCTAATGCAGTTACTTCTGAATCTGTTGGAGTTGTTTTATAGTTAATTTCAAAAGGCAAACTTGATTCTGGGTCTACTTGTGTACTAAATTCTGCGATAGTATCTAATGCCGCATTAATTTCACTGTCTTGATCCATTTGATCATACTGTGTATAACGCTCAATACGATTTGGTTGGCCCGAATATACTTCAGGTAACCAACTTTGCCAGCGGTTTGTTTTAGCATTACCACTGCTACCGCCAGATGGGTCGTATTTTGTAAAATGTTTTTTCCAACTCATAATGTGTGCCTTTTATTGTATTTGTATTTATCCATATCTTATTGATGCTGATGACTAGCTTCATTAAATGACGTAATCATATCGTTTCTGTTTAATATAACTTGCCTATCTTCATGTACTTTTATTTGTTTTTTAATAGCTTCTTCTTCCAATCTAGCATTTTCCATTAATTTTGCTAATAAATCAGGTCTACCTGCCGCCATTTTATTGTTAATTGTACGCTCTTTCATTGATTCTGTCAACCTATCTTTTAGTTCAGGTAATGAAAGATTGGATAACTCAGCAACCAGCGGATCCCTTATTTCATTTGGTAATATATCGTTTTCGGGATCGGCGTTGTTATTTTGTGTTGATGCTGGAGAAACAACGTTGTCGTTGTTGTTGTTATTATTATCATCTGCTAATAAGTTTACTGCATTATTCAGTACAGCATTAGCAAGAGCGTTTTCACTGTCTCTATGCTCTTCTATAGTCATATCATCCGTTATTTTTACGTTTGCGGCGTTTTGAGCAACACTTTCTGCAGCATCAAGACTTCCTGCACCTGTTTCAGCTGGTTCTTCGCTTTTATTATTCATCATTTCAGATAAAAAACTAGAACCATCTGAAATCATACTTGTTGCAAATTCTAATGATTCGGCCATGTTTTGCATATCTAATGTAATGGCTTCTTGTGCAGTTAAAAATGCTTTTGACATATCATTCATTGCAACAACAGCCGTACCAGATTCTTTATAGTGTGTTTTTAATCTGTCTGATTCTGCTTTAAGATCAACGCCTTTAAGTCCGCCCATGTTTATCACTATCTCTTCTACAGTTGCAAGTGCGTCTTGAACTTTTCCGCCAATTGTTCCTACAGATTGTGAAGCAAATTGTCCTTTGCGATTGAAATCTTCGATTATATCAAAAATAAGGTTAGCTGAAACTTGCCCACCATTTACTTCTGCATTTCTTACTGCTTCATTAATTTGGTTTAGAGCATTAACTCCAGTTTCTTTTGTAAGGGCTTCAAATACTGCTATTGCTTCTCCATCAATAGCTGCCAATATTGGTCTGATATCAAAGTCTTGCATATTTCCAGAGTACTGTGCAGTTGCTCTCTGAAATGCTAGTAGTGTATTGTCTATGAAGTTAGAAGGACCCATGCCAGTAAACAAAGATAGTTGCTCGACTAATTCTCTTACAACATTGGCTGTATCTACTTTTCCTCGTTCTTCTAGTGTTCTCAATCCTGCCGCTATCATTGGATCACTTACTGCTCCTAGCATTCTATTCATAGCTTCACTTCTCGATAAGGCTGTTAAGTTTGCTACTGCGCCTGCTTCCATTACTAGGTTTGTAAAACTAGATTCTAGCTCGCCACCGCCGTCTGCAAGTTTTCTATCCAATGAACCTGCTAAACGTTGAGATTCAATAAATCCTGCATATGTGTTTAATAATTCTTTATTTGTTAATCCTAGATCACCTAAGTCATCGACATTATATTCTAATCTTTTAAATAAGCTCATCATTACTTTAGAACCCTGAGAAACATCTCCTCCCAATCCGACCATTGTTCCGCCAAAGTTAGATATTGTTTCTGAAAAGGTTTTATATGTTATACCTAATTGAAAAGCCTCTGTATACAAATCATTAAACGTATCAGCAGTGTCAAAAACAACTGCACCACTGTCTATCATACTTTTTTGTACTTCTGCAAATTGTTCAAACTTGGCTGCATTCCAACCTGCCCATGCTAAACCAATATCTACTGCAACACTGGCTATTTGCTTTCCTGTAGTTTTTAAGAAATTCCTAAATGGACTTAGTTCTGCAGATGCTTCGGATAATTTACCATTAGATCCTTTTAATTTGTTTACTACTGTTTCTGTTACCTTTACCATACTAGACAATGGTTTCTCAGAGTCACCAAAGAATCCTGCGGTATCTCTTACCGCTTCGGCACCTTTTAATAATAAACTTGTTCTTGCTTTACCTTCTTTTTGATTTACATCTGCATTGTTTATTCCAATTTGTGTATTTGTTTTAACTGCTTCAACGATTTCATCATCAAGGTCTTTGTTCTTTTTTACTGTGCCTAATAATTTGCCAGTGAGTTTTACAGCATTGGCTGAATGATTTGATAAGGCTTGTAATGTAACTTCACTTGCCCAAGCCGGAACCTCAATAGCTACATCTCCAGCTGGTATGGTATATTTTTTATCTGCCATTATATTGCTCCTTGAGTTTTTGCTGCTTCAAACTCGTTTTCTTTTTCTTCTAACCTGATTAGATATTCTTTTGACAATCGTAAATCATCTACTAACGCTAGATATCTTTGTTCTAGTATAGCTATTTGTTCTTCTGTTGCTTCTTCTCCAGAAATTGTTTCACCGTCTTCATTTACATAATCTGGTCTTATAACTTTACCACGTAAAGTTGGATTACCTTCTGCATCTAATATAATCTTATTATCATCATCGGTTGCGTAAAGTAAACCTCTGTTGCCTTCAATTTCATTTTGTAATTCATCTATTTCTGCTTTTACCATGTTCACTGTAGCAACTATATTAGTTTCATTTACTTCGGCTAACCTTCTTTGCATTTGACTTTCCATTAACTCTGCAACACCCTCGTCCCACTTAGTAGTATCTCCGTAAAATGCTCTACTTACTGCTCTGCCAAAACTCATAATACCGTCTGTTAGCATACCAAATCCATGTCCCATACTAGAAAATCCTGGTGTTAATAATTCTTGTGCATTTTGAAATGCAACTGCCATGTTATTCATTACTTCTATACTAGTGTCAGCACTGTCGGCTAAGTTAGCAAGAAAATCACTGCTCATACCATCCAAGTCTGCTCGTAAAAATTCAGAACCACCTGCAGCTTGTTTTGCCTGTGCTATCATGTCATTGTATTGTTTAATTATATCACTGTCGCCTTCTCTTAAAAAAGGTGCGTTTCTTAAAATTTTAAATACTTCTCTATATGCTTTTGTTGTTTCTTCTTCAGTTTTAAATTGACCAGTGCCTGCCTTTTCTATAAAATCAATTATTTCTGGTGCTGCTCCAGGAGCCGACGCTAAAACCTCTAAAAAGTTTTCATCCATATCATTTGCAGCTGTATCATCATATCTTAAATTAACAACAAATCTTGCTAACACGTCTTCCATTGTTTGTGCAAAGTCTGATCCCATTAATGCTTCGTTTAAAACTCTAATAGTACCATTTGCATCGTTAATATTTGCTGCCGCTTGTTCGCCATACTTTTCAGCAATTAGATCTGCATTTTGTCTTAGTCCTAATCTCATCTGAACATTTGTTCTTGCTTCGTCTCTGAGCCTAAGTGCTTCTTCTCGTTGCATACCAAAAGCATTAGCAGTAAACAACGCAAGATTATTTGCTGATTTATATGAGTCTATTACTCTTTTTTTAGTTTGAGCATTTATAGAAGTAATCTCACCAGCTTCAAATAACGTTTGTATTTCTTGTCCAATAAATCTTGTTTGGTCTTGTATTCCCATTCCAAAATCTCTAAATGTTTTATCAGAATCAATCTCTTTTGCAAACTCGGCCATTCTTAATGCACCTTCAAATGCACTACCTTCTGCCTGCACGGCAAAGCCTTTTGTTTCAGTCATTACTTCTTCAAAATCTTTTATGGCCATACCTAAATCTCGAGTTGCATGTCTTAAATTAGTCCAGTGGTCTAAGTCGGCAACTACTGCACCAAACTCGATTAATCGTCGTGCTTGTTTTTCTTGTTCTGTTAATAATTTTGCAAATATTACACCAAATCCTGTTGCAACTACAAGCGGAGTACCTGCATGTCTGGCTACTCCTCTTAATACTGCACCAAATTTTCCCATACCGGAACCCATATTAGATATACCAATTCCTGCATTTGCTAATAACTTAGATGCTTCGTGTGATAGTTCTGCTACTGCGTTGGCTGGATCAGCATCTGCCATAATCCTTGTCATTGCACCTTGACCAATAGCCAATGTTTTTAATGCTGCGACACCGGCTCTGTTAGCTTTGGCTTGTCCTTGCTTGGTAGTACGAGCCATATCTTTTATTGCCGCTGCGTCTTTTTTACTTAAAACAGCCGCAACTGTACCCATATTAATATTCTGTTCTTGCATATCACCATTTAATTTTTGCAGTGTTTCCTCGGATGCCCAAGGGTACATGCTATAAATGTTGTTTATAAAGTCTTGATCCATGCTATTCCTATTATATGGTATTTTAATTCAGATAAATACTATTGTATATATACTACTATTTATGGAAATCATAATGTAAGTATATAATTGGAGACGTAAAATATGACAAACCCATTAATTCAAGCATATAGAAAACCTGCTTTGTACATTCCATTACCAAGTAAAGGTGAGTTTTATGAAACAAAACCTAAACTTAGTATAGATGGCGAGCTGGCTGTATATGCCATGACAGCAAGGGATGAGCTTATAACTAAAACACCTGATGCTTTGTTTAACGGAGAAGCTACAATAAGTGTGATTAAAAGTTGTTGCCCTGACATTGATAACCCAAAAACAATGCCAGTAAGCGACTTACTTGTAATCTTAGTAGGGATTAGACAAGCAAGCTATGGTAAAAATATCGAAATGGATGTTAAATGTCCAAAATGTGAGTTTGAGAATCAACTATCGTTGGACGCAAACCTTATGTTAGCAAAAGCTAAATCTGAACCAATGGACAGAAGCGTAACATTGCCTAGTAACTTTAAAGTTGTATGTAACCCATACACGCTAGAAGATAGAACTATGCTTCAGATTCAACAAATTAAACAAAGTAAAATGATACAAGGATTAGCAAATGATAAACTTGACGATACTATGCGTCAAGAACTATTTGGTAAAACATTTGTTGAAATTGCAGAACTTACAGTTAATTTAATTACTAACAGTATTGTAAGTGTTCAGGGTAAAGAAACAGATTTAATCGAAGACAAAGAAACGATTCGCGAATGGCTACAGACTATTACTAAAGCAGACTATGAATTGATTAAAGCAAAAGTAGAAGCATTAAGTGAAAGCGGACTAGAAACCGAATTCACTGCTAACTGCCAAAGTTGTTCTCATGAATGGAAAACTGGTGTAGATTTAGACATCGCAAATTTTTTCGGGGGCTGATAGCTTCTCGTCAGCCCGAAGAAGTCGTAGCACTAATAGAAAGTTATAACAAAAACCTTAAAGCAATCGAAGGAAGTTACCTTGACGTGGTAATTCGCAGCGAAGGTGCGATCAGTTATCAAGACATAATGACTATGCCTGTTGATGCTATTAGGTTATTAGTGGAACGTATGAATGCTAGAGTTGAGGATATTAACAAAGCCAGAAAAGGCCCTAGACGTTAATGACCCATTATTAGTTTGTAATACTCTTCGGGCCAACTATCATAATATGTAGTATTATCGTGTAAGTGTTTACGCTTTTCTAAAAGATCATCTGCACGTTGAATAAAAACACAATCAGTAAAATTCTTAACAAAATGACCACTTTGTCTTGTACTAGTAAAGTATAATAAGTGTGGATTCTTTTTTCTATACTCCTCGCAAATTTTTTCTATAGGAGTAATATCATCAATATCACCTAACCAAACAATTCCCATTTGGAATGTTTTGTAATCAAAGTTATCCATTACTGTGATATCTGTTCTGCCATCGAGAAATTGTAATGCTCTTTTAATTCTGGCACTTTTTGCATACGGACATACAGGATATCCGTCATCTTTTAGGGGTTCAACTTGCTTTTCAGCAAACTGTAAAAATTTAGTCTGAAATTCGTCCAACGTCATATGTGGTTTATTTGCTTTCATGTAATTGATGTCTACGACATCATCAGTTTCACAAAGCTAACGCTTTGTTCACTGTTAGTTGCTTACGCTTTTTATTTTGGTTAATTGTATAAGACAAAAAGCAATTTTTGTTATACTTATTTATGTGATTGTATAATGCTGCTTGACATTGATATTTCATTCACACTTAGCCTTGCACAGGCCAAATGTAAACAGGTTCTTGACATAGAACGCCACCCACAATACTATAGTAAACCTAGTTTAGCACCTAGGAAGGGCGGTTACGCTGTACCCTTATTACATACTGCTTTTCTAACGCAGAAACACCCTTAGCCATAGTATCGACGTTTGGGTTATCCTCAAGTTCCATAGTGTCAGGAGAGCTTGATCATTTTGATTTGTCAAATCAGTGCATTGACATTTGTAGGCACACCAGTATCTAGTCACGTGAATACGTAACCTCAAGGTGAGTCGACCATCGCCGACCAAACGGAGCCTTGTTGCCTATATTAGTTTTTGTTAGCCTGGGTGTGTTTTAAACTTGCCGGTAATTGCTTGACTTTATGTCTATGTGAGTTTTTATATTAGTAATTATCTGATGCTTTAATTATTTGCTTCAAATAAAGTTAAAACCTTAATTTTTGTTATAATAACAAAAAATTTATACGTTGTCAACCTTTTTTCAAATGTTCTGTAAGAATTTTTGAACTTCCTACTCTTACATTTATTATTCCGTTGTAGTACTCATCAGTTTCAAGTACTCTACGGTCAAATTGTTCTTTTGCTTCCATATAACTTAGTACACCTCTGCTAGGACAATAATGTAATATTTCCCTAGTAAAGTTTTCTGCACCAAATGTTAGTACATCTGCATTTAAATGATCTGAAGAACCCCAATAGTCTTTCCAATCACTTTCTTTTGTTCCACGTCTTTTGTTTTTCTTACCTTTAAGAGGTGGCTTTGTAGTTTTAAATTTTGCTAGTTTCTTACCAATATACTTTTTATTATTAGTAAGATTTGTAATTAAGTAAACAAATCCTTCGCAGTCAGCAGGAAGCTCGTTCACAACTTCTTTGTTGTAAGTCCACGGGCATTTATCACTGCTCTTCTTTGATCCACTCATTTACTGCTTTCCTAATTAACTCTATTGTATCTATACCTAACTCTTGTTCGTTTATTGTTTCTGGTGCATGCAATAATACAATACTTGCATCTACTATTTCTAGTTCGGGTTGGAACTCTTCTTTGGCTATATGTCTATGCATCAATAACTTCTATTTCGGTATTAAATGTAGTGAAGCCATTTTCTTTAGTGACTTGCAATACACTCTGTACACGACCTACAAGTTCGTCACGATGTGAAATAAGTAAGATATTCTTTTCTCTGTCACGTTCCATTTTCTTTAATACGCCTAATGCACTTTCAACACCAATTGTGTCCATACCACTATCAACTAATTCATCTATACAAACAAAGTTAATAGGATGATTCATACTTTCAAATACATCACGGAAACTCCAACTTAGTCCAAGTATTAATCTATTACGTTCACCTCTTGACAAGTTATCAAAATCTAAGTCTTGTCCAAGTTGTGTAATTGTTACAGTTAAGTCACTTTGGAATTGTACTTCATGTGGTAAGCCCAAACGTGTAATATAGTATTCTAATCTTTGATTTAAGAACTGTAAGTTTTGCTCAATAATCTTTTTACGAATAAAACTATCTTTGTTAGTTAATAGTTTTAATAAAAAGTCCTGATGTTCTCTTAGTTCTTCTAACCTATTTACTTCTGCCCAATTTACTTCTTGTAGGCCAGTTTCTTTTAAACTGTCAATTTGTTCTATGTATGGATTAGTTTCTTCTTTAGCATTATTTAACGCAGTTTGTAACTTATCCATTTTGCTTTGATGTTTATATGCTTCTTGTAATGTGTTATACTCTGTGCGTGGTGCAGTACCTAACTCTCCCAAGTCTGCAATTGCAGTATTGTATTCTGTAATCAATTGATTATCATCATCAATATGTTTTTGACTTTCGTCTACAAGTTCTGTTTTTTGTACAACAATTTTATCATGTTGTTCATCATGTATTTCTTGTCCACACGCATAACATTTGTGTTCTAGCGTTGAATTTAGATCAGTTTGTGCTTTAGTTAAACGCTTACGTTCACGCTCAATGCTACTTGTTAGTCTGGCAATCTCAGCAGTTAATGTATCTATTTGATTCTTTTTTTCGTTAAATTCTGCAAATTCTTCATGTGCTTTTATTTCTGTATCAATGTTAATATGTTCTAGTGCAGACAGTTCGCTAGTGCTTTCTTGTATACGTTCTTCTAATTGTGTAGCCCAGGTTTTTTGTCTACGTTCTAAATCTTTAATACTGTTATTAATTCGATCATTGGCATCTTCAATGCCTTTGATTCTAAATGTTTCTTCTGTAATTCTATCTTTAGTACCTTTGAGAAGGTCTTTTAATATGTCAGCCTTTTCACTAAGTTTAGTAATACCCAACAACTGTTCAATCATTTCACGTTGATCGTTTGCTCGCATACTAAGGAAAGGATCAGTGTAAGTGTTTAGTGCAACAATATGTTTGAACATATTATGACTCATACCAAGTGTTTGTTCAATTACATGTTGACTTTGTCTACCTTCGCCTTGCATCTCATCTGTAATGCCTTCGTTGTTGTCTACATTATTAATTAAATATTTAAAAACGTTAGGCTTACGTCCACGTTCAATTCTATATGACTGTCCGTTAACTTCAAAGTCAACAGTAACCATCATATTTTTATTATTAGTTTTATTAACTAAATTATCTTTTTTAATGTTGTATAATGCATTACCGTATAATGCATAACTGAGTGCGTTAACGATAGTTGTTTTACCAGTACCATTACGTGAGCCATCGCCACCTAAGTCCAAGTTGTTACCTAATACAAGTGTTAATCCTGCATTGTCAAAGTGAACTGCCTGTGTGACATTGCCCACACTCATAAAATTCTTTACGGTGATATTCTTAATTATTAGCATGTTTACGTTGTTAGTCCTGTATAAATGTCTACTAGTATTTGTTTTTTGATAGTATCGCTTTGTACTGATTCAAGTTGCGATAGTACAATAGTGTCTACATTTTCTACTTGAATGTCTACACCCTTGTTCCAGTCTTGTGTATGTTCTTCTTTTTTACTTGGCATAAGATTAATCTCACGCAAGTCATATTGTTTAGCAAATGTTTCTTTAATAAAATTTGCTTCTTCGTATGTAATACCAACATCCAAACTAACACGAGCATGTGTTTTATTGCCCAAGTACTTGTCTGGATTATCAATTAGTTTACTTAATGTTAGTGTACGATACTTTGGTGCATCTGGCCATGCCAAATATTCAATAGTACCGTCCCAATCTAAAAATGTACAACCTCTGTCATCGTCCCATGCATCAGCATAGTTATGTGGGAAACAGTTTCCTGGGTAAATTACATTACCACGTTTTTGTCTTTTGTGAAAGTGTCCACTAAAAACCATTTCGGGTCTTGATAAGTCTTCTGCTTTAAGCCCACCGTGATCTGGCATTTGTACAAGAGCATTCATATAAAATTGTGGCAATTCAAAATGCCCAAACATAAATTTACATTCAATCTCTTTTAGTTTTTTCCATTCGTCATCACATAACCAAGGAATAAATGCTACGCCATCTTCAATAAACATTTCTTTGTTTATCATACGCAATTTAGGAAAATCTTCAATCATTGATAGACTGTGTATCTCACGCTTTTCTCTATAATATAAGTCGTGGTTACCAGTAATCATAATAACTTCGTCAAAGTTATCGTTAAGTCTACGTAAATTACTTGTGGTATAATTTAATGTGCTGACATTAATACTTGCACGATTGTGATGCCAGTCGCCTAAAAAGAAACATTTTTTAATGCCTCGCTTGTGAGCTTCTTCGATCATCCATATAATAAAATCTTCACAATCCTGATTGTGATATCTACTGTTATTCTTCATGCCGAAGTGTATATCAGTAAAAATTACTGCTTTATCAAAAAACATTTATTCTCCAGTTTCTTCAGTATCTAAATCTGATGTATCATAAGTTGTTACTTTTAATGTAGGGTTGTCTAATTTTTTCTTCGCTTCATTTCTAATATGAGCTTCCCATTCTGCATTAAATGTTCTTGTGCTACTTGGATTCAATCCTTCTTCTTCAAGTAAGTCGTCTCTAATATTCTGACTACGCTTTTCTAAATTTAAAACTCTTGTAAAACTATTATTAATTGCCGCAGTATAATATGCAAATGGATTTTGTGATTTAAGTTCATTAAATTGTAATCCAATTTGTGCTAATTGCAATAATGCTTGTCCACGCATTTCGTCTACATATGTGTAACCTCTCCAGTTACCACGCATGCTATAACGTTCGCATAGTTTAATATACATTTTTGCTAACATGTCTGTTGTTTGTCCATGATGAACATTAAAATGTCCATTATCTTTACCACCGTCCCAATGACTACGTGCTACTTCTGTCCATTCTCCTTCAATTACTGCGTAGTGCTTAAATGGAGGGAAGTTACATTTAGAATGCAAGTCTGCTTCTGTTTTTGGTTTATTTTTTCTATTTTCTTCTGGAATGTGTTCGAATGTCATTACCCTTACTACAATGTCATCATCTTTAATAGTTTCAACATCTACTGCAAAATCTGCCGCTCGTGGCTTAGTTTTTTTGCCTGTTAATCCTTTTTCCCAACGTTCTACCTCTGCCAGGTGTGCTATCTTTTGTAGTCTTGTTGCACGGTTTTGTTTTGCCTCTGCAACTGCTTCAGGGGTAATCTCATCAAATCCAGTTACGATTAAATCGTAATGCGTATAGTTTTCGTCTCTAGTCCAACAATACGTCATCTTACTATTATGTATTTCTCTTAACAAATCTTTGTTTGTTAAGTAAAAATTCTTTTTTGGCTTATTCATATTTGAGATTTTCCTTTATGTAGTTAGTATTATACAGCATAAGTTGTGTTAGTGTCAACCGGTTTTTTTAATTTGATAAATACTACGAACGGAGAAGTAATTATGTTAATTGAACATGTTTTAAAAGAAGGAGTTGAGAACATAGCTGTATTTTACGGTGGTCGTTTCCAACCTATGCACCAAGGACATCACGATGTTTATAAACATCTAGTCCAAAAGTTCGGTGCGGATAATGTATTTATCGCCACAACATTTAGTCAAAAAGCAGTCAAGGCCCATTCGCAGGGCGACTATAGTAGCGATCCTTTCACATTTGATGAAAAGGCAAGCATTATGAGTAAGATGTTTAATATACCAGGAGATAAAATTATCAAAACAAATCCATACAGACCAGATATGGATGCTGCTGGTAGAGACCCAAATACTACTGCACAAATACTTGTATATGGCGAAAAAGATGCAAATAGACTTGCTACAGGTGGTGAAGGGTTCTTACATAAGTTACCAAATGATATGAATGAATTAATTCCAACTGCACAAGAAAGAGGATATGTATACGTAGCACCTCTTATGCAAGGTGGAATGAGTGCAAGCGACTTTCGTGCAACTATGGCAAGCGATAGCGAAGAAGAAGCTAAAAAACAAGCATTTACTAAGTTTTTTGGCAAATACAATGAACAGATTTTTAAATTTATAGAAGAGAGGTTAACATAATGGCAGGCGTAACAAACAAAGCAAAGTTAGTATTAAAAGAAAAAGGTAAACCGTTTTTTAACTTCGGGCTTCTACAACCACTAGCACAAGATGGTGGTGTAGTGTTTCCACTAACTCCAACTATTCAAATGTCCCATAGTGCAAGTTATGGAACATATGATGTAGCTGGTTCAATTTATCAACAAAATTACTATATGAATACACCAAACCCTCCAATGTCAGTAACTGCATTATTTCCTGCTAACACAGAAGAAGAAGCAAGATACGCCGCTGCTGCAATACATTTTTTTAGAACTTGTACAAAATCAGACTTTGGATCACAAGCAGGACCAACTGCAGGTACTCCACCACCAATACTAAAATTTAGTGCATATGGTAGTGTACATGCAACTAATGTTCCAGTGGTGCTTAGAAACTTTACATATACATTGCCAGAAGATACAGATTATGTTGAGTTTGATATAAATGGCGAAAAACACTCAGTACCTACACTATCACTGTTATCAGTTGAATTAGTACCACAACTTCCACCAAAGGCAGTTAAGGATAATTTTAACATTAGAACTTTTGCAAGTGGTATTGGGTTAAGAGGTGGTAACTCAGGAGGATTTATCTAATGGCAACGTATAGAACAGATAGTTTATATAGAGATACAAAAATTACTAACAATCAATATTTAGATGAGCTTACTATTGATAATATTGATGTAAAAAATACAACAACTAAAACTATGACATTAAGCGAAAGATATAACGAGAAGCCTGATTTGTTAGCATATGATTTATATGGTAACGCAAAACTATGGTGGGTGTTTGCATTATTCAATGAAGACGAATTAGCTGATCCGATTTTAGATTTTAAAGCAGGTTTAAAAATTAAAGTTCCTGCAAGGTTCTCGTAACATGGCAGGCAATGGGACTCGTTCGGATAGAAATAATAATCCACTAAACATTAAAGCGTCTAACAACAACTGGCAAGGCAAAGGCGAACCCAATGGCGGCTTTGAAACTTTTTCCAACCCCGAGTATGGTGTACGAGCGGGTGCAAAGAATTTATACACATACAACGAACGCGATGGCTTAAACACAGTAAGCGAAATTATAACAAAGTGGGCACCGCCTAGTGAAAACAACACTGACAATTATATAGAGTTTGTGGCAAATAAAATGGGCGTAGGTGCAAATGATGATTTAGGATCATTGCGAGATAACCCAGAACTAACACAAGAATTAATAACTGCCATGGCAGATTTAGAAGGCGCTAGTGTTGGCCCCAACGGAAAATACACCGACGAAGTTATTGCAAATGGTATTGCTTTGGCAAATGGCAAAACACCAAATGAAGTTCAGTTTGCGGAGCAAGATACTGATTTTGATGCCACTGGATTTGGAAATGAGCAAGTAGATATAGATCAAGGATTTACTGCCGATCCACCAGAGCCTCCAGCATTAACAACAGTAGAATTAGCTCAGTTAGAGAATACAGTCACACCAAACTGGTTAAGCACAGTTGATAGTCCAACATACAGATGGACATTGTATGTTGTAAACAATGAAATATTTAATAATCCAAATTTAATTGGCAATGACGATGCTGCATTAAATAATTCTCAAGCATTTATTATTGCTAAACAAGGTGTTGAAAGTGAATTCAGCGTAGATAACTTTTTATCTCTTGCAAGAGTCACACCAGGTCAGCGACACGGTAATACTACTCCGGGCGTGATTCAATTTGATTTATTTGAAAGTTTAGGATTTACATTCATGGACAAAGTATTAACTGCTGGCAAGGCTCTTGGCAAGCCTGCTAACTTATACTCACAGAACTTTGTATTAAAATTAGAATTCTTAGGAAGAGATCCAGATACTTCCGGAAGTGTCAAGTTTCCTGGTGTATTTTTATACCCAGTTAAATTTAATCAAATAAGAAGCAGTACTGGTCCAGAAGGAACACGGTATAATATTATTGCATGGTCAAATATCAAACATGCACAAACAGAAGGCCAAACAGACGCACCTATAACAATAGAAAATATTACCACAATACAAGATTATGTTGATGGATTTGAATCATCATATAATAAATCAATAATAGATAATATGGAACCATTTAGTTTACAAAAAGGCATAATTCCACCAAGGCAAATACAAATAAAATTTGATAGATCTGCATTAGCTCAAGTAAGCGATGGTTTAAAAATAAATGGCGACGAACTAAGAAGCTTTAATTTATCAACTAAAGCATGGGCAGGAACAACTGACTCTGCAAGTAGTAATAGAACAGGAGCTAGTACAGATAATGCTGATACAAACATTCGTACTATTGAAAGAGAAACAAACATAGCTATGCAAATGGAAAAAGATATAAAAAATAATTGCCCTGCGTGGAACGAGTTTGTATTAGAAGCAACAGAATATGGATACACTCCAAATATAGTAGTTGATCCAGAATGGACATATCCTAACTTTGAGCCAGAGCAAGAAATGTATGGTAATGTAGAACCAGTAGTAATTATATACACTATTAAGATACACATGAACCGAACAACAAGTCACCCTAGTATATCTGAAGGGAACGAAAAGTTAACTGATTCAACGTATCAGGCAGACAGATTTAAAACATTAGCAATTGAAAAAAGTTACTCTTATATATACACTGGATTAAATACAGAAGTAATAAATTTTCAATTAGATGTACAAAATTTATTCTTTTCTATAGATCAACCAGGAGCAGGAACATTTATTGCAGGTAGGACTTCAGAAGGTAAACAACAGTTTTCACCTGCTGAAATAACTGATTCATTATTTTTGTCAGATATAAAACAATCATCAGTTGAACTAGGATATTTTAATCCAGTAGTCGGCGGCGTTGCAAAAGCAGATTCAGGACCAGAAGCACAAGTAACAGAATATACATACAATACAAATTCAGCAGTAGCACGTAGAATACAAGATATGGCTAAACGTGAACTGGATGCACTAAACTTTAATATGGAAATTAAAGGCGATCCACATTGGATGGGCGGCATGCAAGCGGTTGTATTAGGTAAACTGGAAACACCAGATTTTTCAACACAAGATGGACTAATAACATTCTTACAGTTTAATCCCAACGCAGACAAGTTACTACAAGAACAAGTCAAAGGAGAAATAGATCCAATAAGTACAGGAGTATACAAACTGGTTACAATAGAAAGTAGATTCCAAAATGGAAGATTTACACAACAATTAGCTGGTGTTAAAGATGTTAATTCAAATACAGCTTTGCTGTTACCAAAAATACTAGAACTATCAGGAGGATAATATGGCATTAGTAAAACACGACGGTGTACACGTTTCAAAAAGAGGAACACAAGAAAACGAACTAGGTATTAACACACTTAGTGGAATATATGTTGGCGAAGTAGTAGACAATACTGATAGTTTATATACAGGCAGAATAACTGTACGCATATCTGAATTTGGTTCAAAAGATTCAACAAGAGTATGTTTATTAGCTACACCATATGGTGGACATACAAAAATACAAGACAGTGGAGACAAAGTAACAAAAGAAGCACAAGCACCCTCAAGTTATGGACTATGGCCACAACCGCCAGAAGTAGGAACAAACGTTGTTATAGCATACACTGGTAGTATTGAACAAGGTATTGTAATGGGTTCGTTAATTGCAAAAGATAGAAATGCAATGATGGGTGGCAGAGCAAGTGGTCAAGTTTATGCTGATGGTCAAACAAGTTTAGGACCAGCAGTAGAGAAAAATCCAAAAGATCAAAATGATGCAGATACTAAACCAGTAGACGAATATTTTCAATCAATATTAAATAGACAAGGACTAAGTTTAGATTTTGTTAGAGGACACAGTCAAAGTAGTGCAAGACGAGAATCACCAAGCAAAGTATTTGGAATTACAACACGTCAAGGACATGTACTTACAATGGACGATGGCGACAGTAACAATGCTAGTAACAATATTAGATTAAGAACAAAGAGTGGTGCTCAAATTTTAATGGACGACAGCAATGGTTTTGTTTTTATTACAAACCAGTCAGGTGATGCTTGGGTTGAAATGGACTTTGCAGGTCACATAGATGTTTACAGTAAAGCAGGTATCAGTATGCACACAGAAGGTGATTACAATGTACATGCCAAAGGTAGTATTAACATGCAAGCAGAAATAGGTGTGAACATAAAAAGCTCTGGAGGTGATGGAATAAAATTAGAAACAACACAGGGTGCAGTTGACGTATATAGTGCATTAGATATGAACTTGCAATCAGCTACTAATTATAATTTACTAGTAGCAGGTAATCAAATTATTAAAGGTGAAAGAATAGACATGAACGGTTCCGAATTACCACCGCCAGCAACAAAAACTCCTATACATAATCAAATATCAAATACTAATATAAAAACAAGTACTGCAAGTAGAGTGCCAGAAAAACATCCGTGGCAAGGAGTAAGCGGTGTAGAAGAAACATTTACATCAGGTAAAGGGAATATTTTATAATGCCAAGTTTTAATTTACAATCAACAGTTGATAGTAAAAATCTTATAGATTATAGTTTGTTTACTGTAATTGATAGTGCCGCAGTAAATACTTCTATATTCTTGTCTGAGCTAGAAGCAAGTGATAAATTAATTAATGCTAAACTTAGAAGCATTAAATGGCTTGGGTACAACAAAAATTCAGTTATTGGATATAAAAGAACTGTGGGATTAAACGGCAATGGCTTAACAGAAGCTGAAGCATACACAATCTGGATAGAAGAATTCAAAGACAAAGAAAGAGCTTTTAAAAAACAATTTCCATTAACTTCGTTGACACAAGCACAATATGATGCTATGTTAAGTTTGTATGCTGATACAGGAACATTTTCACGTGTGGGCAATGCAACAAGACAATTTGAAATATTTGATTTTGTTACAGACAAGAAATGGGATCATGTAGCAACTGCACTTACACTAAGCGGTGCTAATAGGCTTGACAGACAAATAGATGCAAAGATATTAATGCTTGGAGATTACGGAACCTACAGAGATAGAAGCTACATCAAAGAAGACGGTATACAAACGCTTCTAAAAGAATACATTACTAATCAAATGACTGATGAACAAAGAAGTCAAGCAGAGTATGTTTATTACGCAGAAACAAAAAGATTCTTACCTAACATGACTGAAAGTAGAAAAAGACTTTTAGCAAAACAACTCAGTTAACTCATTACAAAATAATTTAAATACTATTATAATACAAGGAATTTAACTTGAATAACAGTGTGCTATTACTTAACGCTGATGGTCAGCCATTATCAATTTTGCCATTAAGTACAATCAGCTGGCAGAATGCAATCAAGGCAATGTGGGCTGAGAAAGTGCATGTGATTAAAAATTACGAAGATAGATTTCTCCGGTCACCAACAGTATCAATTCCTTATCCTAGCATTATTATGCTAAACACTTATCACAAACAACCTTCCAAAGCAAAATACACCCGTAAAAATTTATATGTACGCGACAAATATTGTTGTCAATATTGTGGAGGACAGTTTTTATATCAAGAACTAACTATTGATCATGTAGTTCCAAAATCAAAAGGTGGAAGACTAACATGGGAGAATAGTGTTACTGCATGTGGCCCATGCAATGTAAAGAAAGGTGATAGTTTATATCCCAAGCCATTAACAGAACCAAAGCGTCCAACTTGGCACCAAATCAACTATGCTAACAAGCATCATCCACTAACAATACCAGATATATCCTGGCAAAATTACATACAATGGCCAGAAGATAAACTAATCGTAGAGTCATTATCTACTTAGTTAATCTTTTGCATAAATAGTTGTATGAGCAATATATTTGGATATACAACAATTAACGAATCTTACACAAGTAAAAATCTGAGTGGCTTAGAATTAGCCAAACAGGATCTAATGAACCATTTTCATATCCGCAAAGGAGAGAAATGGACAGACCCTACGTTTGGGTGTGACTTGCCTCTTTATGTATTTGAACCACTAGATCAATCAACTCAAGACGACATTAATCAAGAAGTTTATAGAGTAATAAGTTACGATCCTAGATTTGAAATAGTTGACACAAATATAAGAGTTGTGCAAGAAGCACACTCAGTAACAGTTAATGTAAAATTAAATTACTTACCAACAACAACTGCAACCGATTTGCAGATCAAATTCGATAGAGAATTTATAGAAAACGCAGAGTTTTAATTATGGCACAGAAATCAAGACAAAATAAACTTTTTGCGGCAGAAGACTTTACAGTAATATACGAATCATATGTTAATG